GAGAAATTAATCCACCAGATCCACCACCAATAGCATTAGAGCTTGCATTAGTTGTAGATACAATATTAAATGTATCAACACCAGAGTTTTGAACTGTGAATAGTGTAGTATTCATAGAAGATGCTGAGATACCACCAGTCTCTTTAAGACCCTTAAAGAATGCAAATGACTTACCACTATCTTCAAATCCATGATCTCTATGTGTAACTTCAATATACTTATTATTTCCTCTAAATCTCTCTAGATCAGCACTGCTACTTGCTTCTGCACTTGTACGTATGGAACCAGAGTCCATAGTTTCATAACCTATGTTATCGTTTGTTAACATAACACTAGCAGTTCTAGAAATATCAAACTCTGCTCTGTTAAGCTGGAACTTAATATCTTCCTTAAGGTTCTCTGTCCAAGAATCCACGTTCTGTGATCTGTAAACAGATCCCAATCCAGGTTGTACTGTAACAGTTCCTGAACCTGCAGGTTCTCCAACTTCAGAAGCCCAGACTTCATAATCAGTAGAATCGGTCTCGATAACAAAAGCATACTCTGTATCATTCTGTAAATATACAGGATAATCAAATTCAAACTCAGTTGGTATACTACCAGCAACATCAGTTACTAGATTTGTAGATACGCCCATTCTGACTGCTGGTGTATCGATCTCTACAATTGCTTCTACAGCAGCACCAGCATTACCAGAACCAGTTCCAGCAATAACAATAGATGGAGCACTTGTATACCCAGAACCAGTTATAGAAACTTCGGCATTGAATAACTTACCACCAGATATTCCCAATGTTCCAGCTGCGGTAGTACCACCTGGTAACTGTGGACTCTCGATAGTCATTGCTGCACTATCATAGTAAGAACCAGCACCAATAACTTTAAGATCAACAATCGATCCAGAATCCTTAGCAATAGTAACAGATATTGAAGTATTATTTGTATTATTTGCTAGAGTTATTGATGGAGCAATAAGTTGTTCTCCTGCTTGGAAAGAATTACCATTATTATTAGAAAGAACTAGTGTGTATACTTGATCTGCTGATACTGGTATCTTATCTGCAGCTCCTGGTAATACTTCAATACCAGTCCTATCAAAGACTTTGAATATAGGTCCAGTAGCACCTGATACTTGTCCAGTTACAATCTCACCAACCTCAAGAGATGTCTCTTGTGATACATAAAACTTTAACTTGGTTTCAGGAGAAATAGTCTTCTCTGTACCAGGAACAATATAAGTTCCTGGCTTACCACTTACTGTATTAGTAATATAAGTTCTTACTGGAACCTTAGATGCCTTTTTATTGAAGAAGAGATACAAACTAGTAACAAATACACCACCATCATATCCTTCTACCTTAAATGTTTGTGCTAATGGACTTGGTTTCTTCTGTGTACTTGTATCAAGATCAACAATCTGCTTACCTTCGTTAGACTTAAGATATGCAGGTAATGTTGAAACGATACTACCAGGATTAGCAGGTAGTATACCTGTTGGGTAGTACTTAACTTCAGTGTATGTTTCTACAGTGTCTTTATTACTATCTGTAGAGCTTGAAGTAAATCTAATTGTTTTCTCACCAGTTGTGAATTGTAACTGTTCAGAAGTGGTATCGTAACTTGTATTGTAGATATAGTTATTCCAAGTAGTTCCTTGTGTTGGGGCATAACCATTAGGTATTATAAGAAGACCACTAGCATTACCACCATCATCTGTGATAATATCAGATCCAAATGTTGATAGTGAATTACCAGGTATTCCTGTAAATCTTAAATCAGGGTTGCACCATCTACCAACACTCCTACCCTCTATAAAAGGATAGATCTTAGTATTAGGCTTCATCCTACTAACAGTAAACTTAACTGCTTTTGTTCTAGCAAATTGTTGTAATGATGTAGCAACTGCTGTTTCGCCAACTTGTTTTGTGTTAATACCTTTACCAGTCTCATTATTCTGTGGACTGATGTTAGATGAACTTGCTACATTAGCAATCTTAACTGTTGAAGATACCTGATCTGAATTAATATCAGAAAGAGGTCCAATGTTAAAGAAGTTCTGATTTGATCCAACCCAGTTTACTGAATAAGAATTGTACAAGCTTGAATATGCATCACGTACATTTTTCTTAGCAAGGAATATAGTATAGAGTTGAGTGTTATTATCAGATATTAAAGGAGCATCTGTATTCTCATACCACGAATCTACAGGTGTATTGAGAGATGCATCTCCAACATACTGAATAACCACAAATGGATTTGGGTTAATAGTCTTGGTAGCAAAGCTATTATCTAATAAAGATAGATTAGAATATGGAAGAGTAATAACATCTTTAGATCTTCTATATCCAGAAATTACTCTCTCATCTTCTTTTGTATTAACTTCAATTAAATCAAAGGAATCTTCTCTAGACTGTGGTCTTAATACAGATTGTTTTGTATCAATAGAACAACTATAATCAATAGATCCAAGGTTACCTACCTTATGAGTCTCGAAGTTATCTACAACAAATCCACTCTTAAATCTTTCAAGTCCTACTTCATCCTTGATCTGCATATTTAATGCTTGCTGCTCAAGAACACTAAGGAGTGTATAGTACTCCAACCTTTCAACACGCTTCTCTAACTTGCCGATATCACGCATTGTATAACGCTTGTTATCAACAGGTATAACACGAACGTCATTACTTGTAGTAGTATATGCAGGTATGTAAAGATAGGTCAAAGGTATAGCATCATCAATACCCTCTGGTCTTGATGGGTTAAGTGAAGAGTTACCTTCCTTAACTATAAACTCACCTTTCTTAGTCAAGAAGATACCATCAATTCTATCAAGATATTGGTTTTGATAGAATGATATTGTATAAGGAAGATTAGAATCAGATGCTGGACAACTAGAAGTAACACCACCACTACCAGTAAACTCATTGAAAGCAGACTCGGTAAAGGTAGACTTGTCTTGGAAACCAGTAATAGTAGCTTCAGTATCAACCTTTGGTCTGAAGTCAACAACATCTCTAAGGTTGGTTATACCATATACAGATGAGTTGAATGTAGGAATCTCATCAGCAGAAACACCTGCTTCATGTACATAAGAATCCACTACACAGAAATCACCTTGTGAATGATCAAAGTAATCAAATGATGCTAATAACTGTCCAGTAGGTAAATCAAAACCTGGTTTTAGAACAATACGAGATACATCATATAAAGTATCACGTTGACCATCATCAAATGTGAACCTATTGGTAACATCAGTACCAGTAATAAGATTACCAGCAGTATCTACATTTGGAGGTGCAGTTGAAGAACCTTCGTAAACATAATTAAGCTTAATAGCATCAGAATATGATACTGTATTAATTTCAGTTGCATTTACATCCTGTCCTCTCAAAGGAAGAACCCTATCACCAGATGGAACAATTACAATCTGTTTATTTTTAACAAGTGTTTTTAATCTAGGTCTAGACTTAGTAATCTCCAATGTTGCTGTAAGCTTAAGAGTAGGAAAAATACTATTATTATTTGGCATTGCACCAAAATAATTTTCAGGAAGTGCTATACTAACACTACCAGCAGTTAATCCACTAGTAGTATCTGTAGAAGTTGCAACATCTACAACAGAAGCTGGAACATATATGATATCTCCAGTCTCTACAGAAGGTGCATCTCCTTTCTTAAGTACAGTCAGAATAAAATTATCTTCTCTAAACTCTACAAACTTCTGTGTACCAAATTCCAACTGTGCTTTAAATGTTACTGTTCCACCAGTAGAAGATGAATCTAATACAAAATCCTTTCTTTGATAATACTTAATAGCAGTATCATCAACATTCTTAACTAATGACTTGATCTGCTTACTACCAGTTGGGAATATTAAAGTAGATTTGGATCCATTTGCAATCTTTGGTCTTACTCTTAGTACAGTTGTACTAGTTACATTAGAAGGAAGTAAAGAATCTAGGTATATCCTCGATTTCTTTGTTCCCTGTGGTTTAGTTGCTTGTTGTACTATTGCCTGAATGAGGTTGTTGTTTGTGTCACTGAACTGAACTAGATCTCCCTGTACAACACTCTTTGATGCGTCACCACCAAAACCTGTACACTCAATATATTGATTACCCTCTACACCACTAAAACTAAAGTCGGTTATATTGGTACTAGTAACATATTGCTCTCTAAACATCTCAACATCACTAGTAAACAAGTTAGGTGCTTGAGCTCCTGCAGGTGCTACACCAAATCTAGCCCACATAGACTTAACATTCTGTGGTGTGTATGTTTGTACGACATTCTTAAACAATACAGCACGTATTATAGCAGCATTAGCAGTAGACCAACTACTATTATTAGTTAAAGCAACTACTGATGGCGGTGATGAGTAGGTATTAGATAATGCATCTCTATTCTTAATAGTCGCTGCAGCATAACCACCACTTTCAATTACTGAAGTGATAACAGATGGATCATATATTACACCATCTATAGATATAGTCTCTAGTCCACCATAATTAGATCCTCTATCATCAACAACGAAGTGAGATATAGTATTTTCTCTAGCAATCCTTAGAGAATTTCCTTTTTCATCAAATATTGTTTCCCCTTCAACAAACTGTCCATTAAGAACCTTACAATATAATAACTGACCAGAAGATAAAAGACCGTTTGGTGAACCTTCAATTACTCCATAAGCACCACTTTTACTACCAGTAATATAAGTACCAGCTGCAAATGGAGTTGCCTCTAACGTAGGTGTAGGAATAACACTATCTACAGTGATCTTAGTTAAGAATGTTGGATTGAAATACGACATCTTGAAAGTCGTATTATATCTACTAGATCCAGCAATTCTTCCCTTAGATAGAATAGTATCAGAGTCTGAATCAAATCCAACACCTCTTTCTTGTAAATGGAAATCCTTAGGCTTAGCAAGACCGATTGTAGGAACAATCATCTCACTATAAGAAACAACATAACCAAGCAATTCAGCTGTAGAAGATCCTTCTGCTCCAGCCTCTGTGAAATAGAGATATGTTCTACTATCAATACCACCACCAAGAGGATTATAATCTCTTAGATGTGTATCAACAACATCTCTAGGTCCAACAAAAGTAAATTCAACTAATTCTGCAGAAGCTCCTTGATAAGAAGATGGAAAATCTACATTAGTACCACTAAACTTAGAATAAGCAAGAGTTGTAAGTTCTACTGCTTGATTAGCATTACCCGAACCACCCTTTCTTACCCAAAAACTTCCGTGTGATGTCTCCCAAGTACTAGGTACAATCTCACCCCATGATCTACCAGCTCCAGCAGCACTTACACTAACAAGTACAGTCTTGATTGCTACATCAGAATCATATGTAAATGTCCTTCTATTACGAGTCTGTTTATGTGAAGCTATTACCTTACCATTAGTCTTATCTTCTGTACTGTTAAGACCTAATGATCCATCACCAAATGTACTGTTAAGATATAGTGTTGGGTATGCTGTTAACTCAGCATCAAATGCATTTAAAGGAACTGTATTATAAGTGTTAGTTAGATAGAAGCTTGCAAGACCACTATGCTTAAGAGTTATATTATCTCTCTCAAGTGATTCTCTAGATTTGTTAACAGTTAGATACTTACTCTCCTTATTAACAATCTCATATCCCTTAATATATGCCTTACCAACTCCTACTGCTGCAATCATCTTCTGAGATGCTTCAGTAATAGTTAAACCATTAACCAATCCATCAACACCTACACCATAAAGACCTTTGTTACCGTCTTTCTGATAATACTCTCTCAATTCTGTTGGGAATGATTCAACAACATAATCACCAGACTCATCAAATGTTCTTCTTGCTAGAGTCTCTTCAATTACATTATATTCTGCCTGTTTTACTTTTCTCTGTACAGATCCCTTCTTAACAGTTAAAAGTTGTATGAAATTGCTATCTGTAGAAGCATTATAATCATACTTAGCTAATCCTAGAGTGATTGATAAACGATGAGCTCCAGGAGCACTAAAGTTTGCAAATCCTCTTGCTTGATCATAGAGTGTTGAATCCTCTTCAGGAGTGATTAAAGACTCTGTGATTTTAAATCCTACTTTAGCAGATGGAATATCAATATATGGTTCTAGAATGATAAGATCAGAATCATTACGAACAAAATGACCATTAACAAAGTAGATACCTTCTTCCACTTGTACAGCAGAAGCAAATCCCATTGCTGGACTGGTGATGGAGGTCTCTACATCAGTATCAGGATCCTTTAAAGTAATAGAGGTAGGCAGAACACTTCCATCAGTTCCAACTACCATAAGTGGAGTATTTACTCCATCAACAACTTCTAGAGTCTCACCTTGTCTAAAAGTAGACTCATTGTTAGAATTACCACTGCTAGTGTAGTTTACATATAGTGTATCTGCAGTTGTAGTGGTACTATATCTAGTGGATACAATTGTACCAGTAACACCAGACGTGATGCCTTTTAACGTCTGACCTACTAGTTGTTTAATATCATACTTTTTGAAGACAATATTACCTCCCTCTGATACTGCGACTTCAGTAACAGAAGAAAGTTTAACGTAATCTAGTTTATTGTTTAATCCTACTTCACCAGGAATAACTAGATCACCTTGTTTAAATTGTTTACGTCCAAAAGATTCAATCTGATTTTGTAAAACAGATTGAAGTTGAGTTAGTTCTCTCGCTTGTATTGAGTAACCAGGTCGAAAAAGAAATCGATAGAAATTCTTAGACGCACTGTAGTCATCATAGTACGGACTTACATTTAGATTCGTCTTTTGTGGCATCGTAAACCATTAGCTAACATGGAAGATTAGAATTCGATTACGAGCTTGATGTCCTCTATTTGGTCAGCAGCTCTTGTAATCAGTCTCCTGTTCTCTATGTATACGAGTTCTCCAGAGTTATTCTTGATCTCTGGATTCGCCAAACCACTTGCAAATGTTACGCCTTCGGTAGTTGATGAGTATGTGCTATCAGGGTTAACTGATACAGAAGTACCACCATCAACGATAGCAGAACTTGAATTGTTTTCAAATGCTCTTACTACACCACCATCGGTATGTGCTTTTGGTGATTGGAAGTACTTAAGAATACCGCCATTACCATTACCATCTGCAGTCCAAGAAACAACGGTTCCTTTAGCAGTTCCAGCACCACCATTTAAAGTTTGTGTGATTGTATTATCTTTTCCGAAAGAAGAACTAGTGAGTCCAGTTCCTGATACTCTTACGGCGTATACACCAGAAAGGGTGTTTGCAGTAGCATAGTTTGATGATCCCCACTGCAGTGGATCTTTAATAAGTCCGATTCTACGGAAGTCATTATCAACTGGGAAGTCTCCAGATCCTTCTGCATAAGTCAAACGGACGTTAACCATTACACGCTTACCATTAAGCTCCTGTGCAAGATCAGCACCATGTCCACCAGCAGGAGGAATGATAACTTCAAGAGCACCAAGAGCAGAAGCAGAAATAGTTTCAGGAGTACTTAGAGATGCATCAGAGAATAAACCATAAGCATTTCCACCAGCACCAGTACCTGTACCAGATTTAAGTGCAACACTACCATAAGTATAACTGTTACCTGCAGTTTGAACTTCAACTGCACTTATAGCACCAGTACCATCAGTGGTAATCTTAGCAACACCATCTGCTCCATCTCCTAAGATAGGACCATATAGAGTAGCACCAGTAGGAAGAGCAGAACCAGCATCTGAAATCAAGATGGTATCAATAGCACCATCTGTAGCAGCTGGACCAGCATATGTACCAATAGGCATAAAGTCACTGGATAAGAAATCCATGACCTGTTGTGTTGTCATTGTATAAAGGTACTTCCAAACGTAACCGTCAGTAGGACCAGTATACACACCAGAAGCATAGTTATTTGCTGTAGTAGGCATATCAGATGCGTTACCACCACCAGAAACTACATCTTCCTTATTGTAAAGGCACTTAAATACTTCGTAGTTATTGTTCATTACATAGAACTTAGCAGCTCCCAAAGAAGTTGCTCCTGTAGCAGCAGCCTTTGCAGTACCACCTGAAGCAGGTGCAGCACTGTAGTCAGGCTTGTACATATCAAACTTAGGGTTGGTAACTGTGTTCCAGTTATAACGTGAAACTACAGAAACAACATTGGATGACTCTACCCTTTTAGCAGCAATGAGCTCGTCATAGATACTCTGCTTCTCTTCTTGGTTGTCTAAAGGAGTAGGTGCATTCGTTTCATCGGCAATACGATACACACCCGCTTTAGCTTCAGCACCAGTATCAGAACCACCTGTATATCCCTTAAGTAGATTACCAGCAGTCGGAGTACCAGCAGCAGGGGTAGGAGAGTAAACAAGAATTGAATTAGGATTTACCTTACGGATAGTTGCCTTCCATGTGGTAGATCCATATGCAGTACCACCAGCAGCACCAGAATCATACACTTCTTCACCGACATTAAATGCAGTAGCATTAGCATTGTAGATCTCTAGATACGAATCCCATTGATCCGAACGACCAACGAAGAAATACATTCGTGCACGATCCGCACTAGTATCGTTTGCACCTTCCGTAAGGGATTCTAGAAATTGTTGTGCATTAAAAATGCGAAACTTTTCTGATATGATTGCCGACATAATTGAAAATTGGGTAGTTTTGTACTACAGGATATCCGAGTTATTTATATTTATACTTGTCTAACTACAGTTCCTGCAGTTTCAGTTGTTAGACCTGAAGGTTGAATAGTATCTGAATTACCGTAGTCAACGATGAAACGATCAGATAATTTTGAACTATAAGCGATACGGAACTTACCAACTTGTATCACACCTGTTGCATCAAATGCAGCAGTAGTTGATACCATAACATTAGAATCAGTCCAATCGAAGTCAGTATCTAATAATGTTGCGAAATGAACTGCTGTTGTGGAAGTACCCATACCAATAGTAGGAGCAGTGGAAGGAGTTGTTAACCTAACTGTACCAGTCATTGATAATGTATTATCAAGCTCAATCTGTTTAATGGAATTGGTCAACGATGTAGTTGTTCCCATTGCGGATTGTGTAATAGCATGAGGTGTAGTCACATGAATCTCTGTTGCTCCAACAGAAACTTTATTCTCTCTAACGAGTTGTTGAGTGACTTTTAATTGTTCACTCTGAGAAGACGCTGCAGCAACACTATGAGTAAACTCAAATGCTAACTGTGTTGCTTCCCCAACTAATGATGTAGTATTTAGAGCACTAAGGCCAGTTATAGTGTCTTCAATTTTACGGAGATATTTGGTATCGAACTGTCTGGTCTTCTTGATGATATCATAACCACGAGAGACATTAACAATAGGAGCAGCAGAATATCCACTACCACCATCAGTAAGAATAACATCAATAACATTACCACCATCAACAATAACCTGTGCTTTAGCACCACCACCATTTAGATCAACTGGTTCAAATGTTAATATTGGTGGTGTATCATAATTATGAGCTTGTGGATTAGAACCAAGAACAGTTTTATTCCAATTCAATGATGTTACAGTATCCCCAGTAATAACTGCCGTAATATCAAGACCTTCACCTTTAGTATCACCATTATAATTGCTAACAGAGATAACACCTACATTATCACCTATTTGCGTATCTTCAACATGACTCAATGATTTAGATTCTCTAGGAGTTAGTTTGACTGTTCTATAATCACTCTCACCATCGATCTTAATATGATCACCAGGTTCTAATGAGGTTATAGTAGGTTTAACCCTATCATACAACCAAGAAACACTATCCTTCCTAAGAACTCTACTACCATCAACATCATTATATGTAACTGCTGTGGTAAGAGCAGATAAATCAACCTCAGTATAAGATGCAGTCTGAAGATCAGTATTTGCAGCAATTCTTAGAGGTTTGGTAAGATCAATCTTAGGATTCTGAGCAATGAGAGTAACATCCCATCCACTAGCAGTTTGGTTGTACTTTCTAACCATACCAATAGTTGTATATACATCAGGTGTTGGCCAAGAGTTATCTGTAAACTGATAAACTACTGCACCATCTCTAACACCTGAAATGAAAGTAGCATATTCTGCAGAACCACCAGTAACTGTAATAGTTACTTCATTAAAGAAACGATCTGGTTCTACATTAAATGCATCTAATAACTGATCGATAGAAGTACCTGTTAATAAAACTACACTAACACTCTGACCTTTCTTTAAAGCTTGACTGAATGTAATACTAGATTCGTTTATAATATATGCAGTATTCCTCTTCTGTAATATTCCATCGATATAAACAAAAGCAAATCTATCATCATCAATAACTACTACATCACCAGTCTTTTCATCTCTCATAATAAATGGACCAGTAGCAGATCCATTAAAGTTCTCTTCTTGTAAACCCATTCTCACATAACCACCAATATTATGTGCAAAGAACTTATCTACAGCAAGAGGTTCTTGAACAGTTAGTGTGTTTAAATTCTGCTTCCACTTAGGTGCTTCTGAAAATATAATTCTATCAGGATCACTAGCACCAGCAGCTCTCTTAATATAATAAGAATTCAATCTAGGGAATGTTTCATCATACTTAGCATTCTGGAAAATACCATTGATACCAACTATAAGGTTATGTTCAACCTCAGTTTTTACTGGTGTATTATCAGTATAATATAACTCAAACTCTTTATTTTCATTGTTGAAATAATCTGGTAGGGACTTAACTACTGTAGTACCATTCAATATAGATTCAACATTTAAGAACAACGAATTTAAAGCAGATACTACAGTATCACACTCAGTAAATACATTATCCTTAGAAAGAATGTTTATATTAGTTAATGTTCTTAAAGTAGTCCAATTACCAGTTCTTTGATTATTATCTTCAATCTTGGTGAATAGGTTTGGACCTTTATCAATAGTCTTAGTAACTATTTGAATATAACTATTCAATGCAGATTCTACTTCAGCACAAGTTGTTGAATAAGGACCGTTAGGATCAGCAAGAATAGTAGTATCTTCATAAGGAACAATAGTAGTGTATGTGCCAGTTGGAAGATTGTTCTTCATTGCCTCAACCATAAGTTGAGTTGCTTTTGTGTAAGCAGCAATACTTTCTGCCTTCTGATCTACTATATGATTAAGTTGATTCTTGTAATAATATTTCTCACCAAAATCAACAACATTCCAATTACCACCATATCTTATATGATATATCATTGCATCTATAAGATATTCAGTATCTCTTTGACACTTATCTTCATCAGGTATTACTAAGTTTGGATATGTTGCTTTTGTCCAACCAATAGTCTCTTCTGAAATATACTTCTTATTTCCTTCAATAAGCTTAGCAGCATCCATAAACTTACCATTATTAATTCTACTGAATGAGAAGGTTATCTCATCAATATTATTGATAGTAGAATAAACAGTTGTAGTTGCTCCAATACCCACGTTTAGTACACCACCAGTAGAAACAGTAATAGGACCGTAATTGGTGGTTCCACTGTTATTAACAACTGTACTAATATTTTGAGCTGGGTATGCAATGTTTGCTGCTTTAGAAACTTTAATCTGTGTAGAACTTACTATCTCAGTAACAAAAGTACCTTCATCAAATTGATTACCACTACTTACATTCATTCCTACGCATATACCCAGAGTAGAAGGAAGTGTAATAACATCCTGTCCTTGAGATACAGTACAGTTCTTAACTGATATATCCCAATTCCTTGCTGCAGCAATACACAAGTTCATTGTATACTTGTATGCTTCAATACTCTCATCTTTCTGTGCATCGATGTATGCTAATGAACCATCGTTAAAATACTTCTCAGCAGCATCATACGTTGCAGAGTTACCACCAAATCTTAGATCATGTTCATAAGCATCTACAATCAATCCAATATCACGTATACACTTAGACTCTAGTGTATTCCAAGTAAGTGATGGATACTTATCTTTAACATATCCAATCGCCTCTTCTTGAATGAAATTCCTATTAAAACGCAATTGATTAGCAGCATCAATCCATGTACCTTCTTTTTGGAAGATAGGTCTAACCTTCTTCAAATACTGAAGGTTCTTGGAAGATTCCTTAAATTGGAACAACCTTCCAATAAACTTAGTTGCTGCAATTGTGTTATTACCTTCTTGTCTAATACCAAATGGTGCTGTAGCAAAAGTAATCTTATCACCAGATACAGTATAAGCAGTCTCTGGTTCTTGTAATACTGCATCTAATGTTATGGTTAAAGCCATAGCATTATATGGAGTTATTGGATTGTTAGTAGCAGCATCAACAATAGTAAACTCTCTTGTACCAGAGATATTACCATACTGATCAAAAGTACCATCAAATGCTGGAGTAAGTTTAATCTCCTTAGCAATCAATCCAGATGTATCACTTGCTTTTTCTGTAAGGGATCCTTTACCCCTTAATACATTAATATCTTCGGATAAGTTTACAACAGTCTGATGATATCTCTTAGTATCATTAATACTTGCATTGTTACTGGTTTCATCCCAGAGTCTTAATGTTGAAACTTGAGTAGTCTTAGAATTATTACTTACCTTTACATCTACTTTCGCATCTATATTAAGCTCACCAAACATCTTAAATCCAGCTGGATGAACTGAATCCTTAATAAGATCTCTCCAATCTTCTATTTGTTTCTTAGATTCAACAACATAAGAATAATCTTGATAGAACTTATTATCTGCTATCTTGTGAGTTCTTACACCAACTTTACCCTTATCTGATGCAAAGGTTCCTAGATTATCATAATAAGATCTTAAATCAATAGAAAACTCTGCCTTCTGAACAGAAACTATTGTGCCAGTTGACTTACTGGCACTACCAGTAAGAGTTTGACCTATAACAAACTCACCTTTAGTTACAGATACCTTAAGAATATTGGATCCAATTCTCCATCCACCTTTAGTAACAGTACCTTCTGCAAGTCCAGAGGTTACCTTCTCTCCACTTAAGAAATCATCTGTTGTGTCTAAGATAATAACATCACTTGCCTTATGCTTTCTTAATATTGAAGTATCATTCCAAATTCCAGATCCATTAAACTCAAGTTGTACATTCTTTGGAGCTCCTATAGAAGAACCCAAAGCAAATATTCTAACATCACCTTCAACAACTTTAAGTTCTGGTTTATATGAGTAGTTCTTTCCTTTGTTTGTTACAATAACATTTGCTATTCTGTTATCAGCAGTTTTTAGAACATCAAACCTTGCTTCAGATCCATCACCATCAACCACAACAACTTTTGGTTTAGAGTAATTAAATCCAGCTTTGTTAATTGTAACACCAACAATATTCTTTTCTACAGGATCCCATTGTGCCGTAACATCGGCGGCTCTACTGCTATCTAATTCTGCTCCCAATACACCAGGAACTTTTCTATAACCAGAACCAAGATTAGATACCTCAACTTCAGCAATACCACCAGTTGCTCCTTTGGATTTAGTGGTATACTTAATATTACCAGTTCCATACCACGCAGGATTTTCTGTTAACTCATAAACAAATCTATCAGTTGTAACAAATGATACTTTAACTCCTGTACCAGTAGACTGAGTAGAAGATGTGAGTGCATCAGAAATTAACTTCTGTCCTTGTAATGGATCATTGATAAGCTCAATATAATTGTTATTATCAACAATACTTGTAGATGGACCTATCCTTATTTCTTTAGTTCCATTTACCATTGTTCTCACAATAGACTTATAATAATACCGTTGATAAGTTCTAGGTACTCTATTAGTCAATATACCATCAAGCTTAACATCACCAAGTCTAGCACCATACCCAAACTTAACATATGAATATGATCCAGTACTACCAGGAGTACCAATATTAACAACCTCTGGTGCAATGATGTTATCATTCTGACTAGGAGATATAATAAACTCAGATTCTGCGTTTGTGTAATGACTTAAATCGAATCTATATTGATAATACTCTTGTATCTTAAGATTAGGTGATATTTCATATGGACCAGAAACAGACGAAGATATTTTTGTTACAATCTTATAATCTGTAACACTGTCAATATCAATCAATTTCTTAGGTTCACTTTCATCAAACAGTGTAGCTCGATCTGATAGTTTGTATGGTGCAAAATCTCCATTCGCAAAGAATCCTTGATTATGTTCCACAATCAATTTGTTATTCTCAAATGAAATGATCCTAGGGTCTAATGTTGTACCTGTAACAGGGAGAAATTCTCCAACAGTAAATCTATAACTAGATCCGTATAATGTAACAACTTCATTGTCGTAATGATCTATATCACTAGTATTATTTTGTGCCCTTGTGACAGTTACTGATTTGGTAGACTCTGATACAGAGTTTATCTTAACAATCTCATCACCTATTGATAGAAGATCATTATTCGCTAATCCACTAATAGAGTCTAGTTTTAATACAGTCTCACCAGTAGCGAATCCAATATGATCGACTACTAAACGTAGACGTTGGGTATTAGTAGAAGCACCTGATCTGTTTAATGCTGTATCTTCAACAGTAAGAATATCACCCTTAACATAACTAGATCCTTTAGTTGTAATTGTAAGAGATTCTACATATCCCAATCCTGTACTATCAACATTCTTTACAACTATAGTTGCTTTTGCATTATTTGAGTCTCCAACTTTTCCTAGATCGGTTCTAGCAGCATTCTGATTAACAAATATAAGCTCTACATCCTCATATGTGTTTGCTGCATAGTCAGCACCAGCATTAACCAAATCAGCTCTTCCTAATCCAGGATCATCAATCTGTGTTGATAATGTTAGTGACTTAATATCAATCTCTTGTGTTGCTCCTAATTGAACATAGTAAGTTGTTGTCGATATAGAATCATCAGGATCTATTTCAACATATACAACATCACCTACACCAAGTGCATGATCACCATCAGTTTCAACTAATGCAATATTTGTATTAACAATGAATGGTATTAAACCCGTACTTAAACTTGTAGTTGATAGTATCTCTGCACCAACTGTGTTTAATAAATTATTACTTCTGAGGAAGTATCCTGCTTGTTGTGTAAAAGTACCAGATATAACCTTAAGCTTAACAGAATTTCTTCTATCTGTTGATTCTATAACTTCACCTGTTGCTATTATAGATGGTGGGTCAGTTTTATTAACAGTACCATTAGTCAACTCTATAATTGCACCAGCAGTAAATGTAGCATTCGTGTTGAGAATGATATTAATACTTAATGTTGTAGAGTCAAATAAACCTGTTTGATCAAATGTTCCCGTAACATCTTCTAAAACTAAGATCTTACCATCAAGAACATCACCAACAACTTTACCAGATACTCCAGATGATGCTTGTGTTATTGTATCTCCACCAAACACATAGCAATTTTCCGTAACTTGAACCTTAGCTACTCTCTTTGCATCTGTAGCTTGTAGTTCCTCCACGTTATTTCCTTTAACTGCGGAAATGGTTCCAGCAGCATCTACACCACCAGTACCAGTATCATCTAGAACAATAGATGAACCAACCTTAAAATTATCAGATGAGTTGTATACCTGAAATGCGTCTAAACTCCCAGAAGAAACGTCTTTAACAATCCCCCTAGTCTTACGACCATTATCAGGTGTATCGACCCCACGGAGGCGTACAGCGTCCATTGGGAGATCATTCTGTGTTTGATTCTGATCGTAGTTAGCAGCAAGAGGTAAAGAATAGAAATTTTCACCAATCAGATATGGAAATTCTGGATCACCTAGATTATCAAATGTCGCAAAATATGCGTATGTTCCATCTGGGTATTCTGGTGTTACACAATATCTTCCGTTATTCCTATCTACAGTTCCGTATCTATCTGCGTAATAATAATCTTGTATGAATGTTCCTATCGGATATGTAACAAGAGATGGTCCATTTGATCTAGTTCCATACCTCAAATATCCTGATTGCATCCGCACAATGCTACTAGAAGAGTCTATAGGATCAGAATATCCGTAAGGACCGTATATGGGATTACCATCATACGCAAATCCAATGATAGGAGAATGATTAGTTCCCGTATCATTTCCTCTAAGTGTTGGTGGATATGAGACAGTACCATAATTTTGATATCCTCTTTCATTAAGATGAGATATTCCCCATTCAGAATCTAATGTCTCTTCTACAAATCTATTTTTGATCCACTCATATATTGAAGAGCTTGCAAGTGCACCAGAACCACTTGGTATAACTTGGATTACAACATTTCCTTCACTATAGAAAGATCCACCATTTACTTTAACACACTCAGATATTTGTCCAGTAGCAGACACATTAGCAGTATACTCTGCATATCTACCTCTTCCTAAAGCATCAACTATTCTAATGGTTGGAGGAGCAGAATAGTATTCACCTGGATCAGTAACCAACAAGCTTGTTATTGCTCCTCGTGTAATCACTGGTGTTAATACAGCATTTCTACCAGATACAACTTCAACAATAGGAGCAGCAGTATACGAACCAGCATCATCTATTTTAATTGACTCAACTACACTACCAGATAATACAGCAGTTGCTTTATATGGTTCACTGTTAATAAGTACATAAGGAGGTCTAGAATAACCACTACCCTGTGTAGTAACATCAATCTTAGTAAGTCCACCATAAAAAACACCATCTTGATGTTTATGTGTGTATACTAGAGAACCATCTACTAATATACCAAAATCTTTTCTTGGAGTCTTATATACTTCAGTAGTTGTAATAGCATTCTTCCTAATAGTCCTCAAGAAAGATTGCTCAACAACTGTCTTAGTAGAAGGTACTGTCTGATTAAAGAACATAGTTCTATTAACAGGTACACCACTAGTACAGATATAATAATTGTTATCATCACTAAAGATTCTCTGTATACCAGGTACAACATCGTTTACAGATGCTTGAGTTCCAGCATCCCCTGATAAAGCTGTATAAGTTGCATCATCATTAGGTAACCACCTAACCGTACCATCACTCTTCTTGATCTTAGGATCAATTGTATCAAATCCCGATTCCTCTACAACTAAAGGTTCACCCTCAATACCATAAGGTGTTGAAGTAGTAGGTGATAAATTATAAACTACACCAAGTGCTATAAACTCAACATTATTCCCTTTAACTCTATTATCACTATAAGCTGACTGTCCTACATTGTGCGTTCTAGTTAGCTTTCTATTCTTAATCTTAAATTGACGTATAGTTTTACTAGAATACTCAATAACTTCACCATCTATAAATATCTTTCCTTCTTTCTCCCACCCAAAAGTAGAATCAACATCTATAACATCTCCTGTTTGATCAGAAGAATCAATTGCCTTCTTAAGAGTAGTCTTATTTGCTATAGTGAATTGATTATTGATTGTAGATGGAGCAAGAATCAATTCCCATACATTACCTTCTACCTTCTTTATATTATCAACTACAGCAGAAGCATAACTATCTCCACTTTCAGTAATAACTTTACCGATTAAATCTTTAGGATCACCACTTGTAATAACTACCTTTAAAGCATGAACATTGATCCAATCAGACTCTGATGATTTAAGTGTATTATCTTTTGGAAAATATACATCACTATCTTCACTACTTACAAGAGAATTGAAGATAAACTGAATAGAACGCTTAGTACCTTTTGATTTGTAGAAAGAAGAGATATTCTTTATAAGGGTTCTCTTATCAATCTCACCACGCAAATACTTTTCAGGGATACCAGCAAGGTATTCCGACTCAAAGCTTTGTACAAGGGCATATAGGAACAGATTACTGAGGTTTTCTACCTTAACATCTGCTGCATGTGTATCTGCAGTAGTAGAAACATATGTACTGAGCTTGTAAAGATCTCCAAGTTCAGTATTACCACTTACACCTCTAGCAACACCATTAAACTGATTAGATGTCTTTGATGTATAAAAGAAAATTTCATCATCAACCTTAGCAAGTCCACTATCAGGGAACCCTTCAGTCGATAGTACATTTATACTAGTATCTGAGATCCCAGTTATACCAACGGTTTTCGAGGACTGTGTTAGAAGCTCCTTGTCGTAATAGTTAATATCACGATATTTTGTTAAATTTGCAATAATGTCTAAAACACCACCACTAAGCTCTTGTTGAGCATAGTAAGATTTGAGGAACTTTACAAAGTACTCATAGTCCTCTACGATGAATCCAGGTAACTGACTTTCAATCAGTGCCGAGATATTTTTAGACTTTACGTTCATTCTGGAACTGCACTAAAATTGGATTTGGAGATATCAACGTCAAGATATAGTTCTCGTACAGCATCTACATCTCTTGATGCAGGTTCTACACGGATTTCAATTTTATTATCAGTAAAACTACCCTTAATGATTGTAAGATCATATAATTTAATTTCACCGTGAGTGTAATTAATATCACCCACACCTTTCTTAAGATATACTTTCTCACCAGTAAGGGAATTCAGTCTATATAGGTCTATTTTACCAAAGGTATCATCCTCCAAATACACTGTGAAGGAAGGATACTCACTGACTACAAAACCAGTTGACTTCATTACTGAAGCATCACAAGACTCTTTAAACGCATTTACAAAACAAAGTTCATAATAATAAGTAGAATTCAATGCAGGATAGAAATCCTTTCTAAGAGTTACATTAGT